ATGAGCGACAAAGAGATAATAGATAAAATAAGAAGTCTAGCTGAAATCTTTGAGGATTTAAAAAATAAGGAGATACATGTTCTAAATAAGTATGGCTTATTGGCTTATGTTGAAGAGAGTGAGAGCAGCGAGCTTTGGTGGCAGGAGGATGGCACATGTGTGGAGGTTTTTAAGACTAATCTACCTATTGTTCTAAAAGCTGCTAGATTGCCGCATTTTGATATTGAGTTATGAGAAAGAAGAAGCGTCCGGAAACATTCATAGAGAGTCACGGCACATGCCGTTGGGCCAAAGGTAACACCTGCAGATTCTGGGGCTGTTCCCATCGAGAGTTGTACCGAGAGACAGAGACGGAGCATGGTTATGATGATTACATGGCTCACTCCAAGTGTTCCAACTATAAGAGACCGAAGACATGAGGATAAGATATTGGACAGACCGCGAGATAAGGGCGGCATTCGATAAACGGGGGGGCAAATATAAGGGCATCCTCCTGCAGTTGATGATGGAGCGGGACTACACATTTCGGCGTCAGCCTCGCTACTTCGTCAATATGGACATTGACAAGATCATGCGCAGGTTGACCTAGTACTTTCATGGTTGGCCATACTGGGTTAATTTTGCAGCATCTAAACTTAAAGATATGATTAAACAAGAGATAATAGACCGCATTATAAGTGATGTCTCCATTAAGGAGGTGGCTGAGAATGAGGGCATCACATTCAGTTCTTCTAAAGGCAACCGCCATTGGGCGTGCTGTCCGTTCCATGCAGAGAACACACCGTCGTTCTACGTGGACACGGGCACCAACTGCTGGCGATGCTTCGGCAAGTGCCGCTCTGGCGGCAATGTCATCAGCCTCTACCGCAAGTTAAAAAACGGCATACCGTTCCCAATTGCCTGCAAGGAACTCGCCAAGAAGTACCTCAACGAGGAGATCGAGGACGAGTGGAGACCAAGTAAGGAGGATGAGGAGAAGCAGAAAGAGCAGGATTCCCTGCGCATAGCGCTCAGCTATGCGCAGAGTTACTTCACGGATTGCATCCATGAGGTCACCCCTGCCTCCGTCAGGGCACGTGAGGCGGTGCGCAAGCGTTGGGGCGAGGAGGCCATTGAGACATTCGGCATCGGCTATGCGCCGAGAGACGGATTCATCGCATGGGCCAAGCTAAAGGGCTTGGACTTCGACATCCTGGAGCAGGTGGGACTCGTGGGACAGGGCGAGCGTGGCATGTACGCCATGCTCCGTGACCGCTACACCATCCCTATCTACGATAAGATGAGCCGGGTCATAGGCTTCACCGCACGCACCATGTCGGATGACAAGGATATCTGCAAGTACCTCAACCTTAAGAACAGCCTCGTATACCATAAGGACGAGTCCGTCTTCGGCATCAACTTCGCACAGAAGGAGGCTCGCCTTCGGGATAAGTTCTACCTCGTCGAGGGGGCACCGGACGTGCTGAAGCTTCAGTCCATCGGCATTCTCAACACAGTAGCGTCGTTGGGCGGAGCGTGGACAGCCAATCAGCTCAAGCAGCTCTACCGAGTCAGTCACAGGGTGACATTTATCCCCGATGCAGACGAGCTGAAGGCTGGCAATGAGTTCCCTGCCGGCACCGCCAATGTCTTCGCCAATGGTCGTGAGGCACTGGCAGCAGGCTTCACCGTCAATGTCCGTGAGATACCGATAGACTATCCTGCGCCCAAGAAGGAGGACCCCGACTCATGGATAGTTGACAGGGGGCACTTCTCCCAGATGAGAGAGGAGGAGTTTGTCTTCTGGTACTGCCGCCGTAAATATTGGGATAGCCCTGAGGACATCGAGGAGTTGACCACCGAGGATAGGTTGACGGCCATCAGCGACATCTGCTCGCTGCTCATGATGATACGTGACGAGGACTTGCAGAACAGTTACCTCTCCTCGTTGATAGCCACATACAAGCATAGCCGTGAGTGGAGGGACACCCTCAAGCGCGCCAAGGTGGCGGAGCTCTCGGAGAAGCAGGAGCAGGAGCGCAAGGGCGATGCCAAGATGCTCAGCGAGTTCGGCTTCACGGAGCACGACAATTGCTACTGGGCTTATAATAAGGAGGGCAGCGAGGTGCAGTGGTCCAACTTCAAGCTCAAGCCGCTTTTCCACATCAGGGACGACTTCAACCCCGTGCGCCTCTTCGAAATCAAGAATAACAGCGATGAGCCCGCACGTCTCATAGAGCTCAACATGGACGAGATAACCTCCTCCAGCTCGCTCCGCAAGCGACTCTTCGGCATCGGCGACTACGTCTGGATGGCCAAGGACGAGCAGCTCATCAAGCTGCTGGGTTACCTGGGCAGGGTCACCGAGACCGCCGACCCCATCAAGCAGTTGGGCTGGCAGCGTGAGGGCTTCTACGCCTTCTGTAACGGAGCCATCGAGGATGGTGCCTGGATGCCCATAGATGACATGGGCATCCTCAGGCTCAACGCTGGCAAGTTCTACCTCCCCGCCATGAGCAAGCTCAACAGGGACAGCCGTGAGCTGTACGTGAGCGAGAAGAAGTTCCGGCATGAGAAACTCGTAGATAACCCGACCAGCCTGGCGGACTTCTTCGCCAAGGTGGTCGAGGTCTTCGGGGACAACGCCAAGGTGGGCTTGTGCTTCTATGTCGCCACCCTCTTCCGTGACATCGTCATCGGCAAGAGCCGCTCCTTCCCGCTGCTCAACGCATTCGGTCCCAAGGGCTGCGGTAAGACCGAGTTCGCCGCCACCCTCATGAACTTCTTCTATAAGTACGAGACCAAGTACGAGCCGCTGTCCATCAACAACGCCTCCATACCGGCGCTCTCCGACTATGTCGGCGGCGTGAGTGACGCGCTCGTACACATCGACGAGTACAAAAACTCCATCACGCAGAATAAGGTGGAGTGGCTTAAGGATCTATGGAACGGCATCGGCCGCACCAAGATGAACATGGACAAGGACAAGAAGCTCGTGCAGGCCAAGGTGGACTCCGGTGTCATCCTCACGGGACAGGAGATGCCGACCGCCGACATCGCACTCTTCAGCCGACTCATCTACCTCACCTTCGACAAGGGCGAGCACACACGTGAGGAGAAGCAGCACTTCGAGGAGTTGGAGCGCATGCGCCAGATTGGTGCCACCCACATCACCCTGCAGCTGCTGAAGCACCGTGACCAGTTCCAGTCCTGCTTCGGCAATGCGTGGAAGCAGGCATCCGACGACTTGGAGGAGCGCTTCGAGGGTGAGAGCGTCCTTGACCGCATCATGACCAACTGGAAGGTGCCGTTGGCGGCGTTCCTGGCCATAAGGGACTACATCAGCTTCCCCTTCAGCTACGATGACCTGCTTCAGGTGGTGGCGAGAGGTGTCAAGACACAGAACGGCATGTGTAACACCACCGACGAGGTCGCTGGCTTCTGGAATATTGTCAACGCCGCCGTGCAGATGGGAGAGCTGAAAAAGGAGCAGGACTTCAAGATCAAGGTCTGCGGAGCACTGACCACCAACAAGCTTAAGATTGATAACTGGGCGATGCCTAAGAGCATCCTCATGATACGCAAGGACATCACCATGGCTGTCTACCGCAAGCTAGGCAGACAGATGGACGAGAACCTCCTGCCTAAGGAGTCGCTCCTTCACTATCTGCAGATTGGAGCCGACTTCTATGGCTCGACACGTAATCCGGAGCGCTTCGTCAAGTTTGCGCCCAACGGCTTGCCGGAGACCGTCGAGAAGACGGATGCCAGTGGTAACATCACAGGCAGGCAGAAGTTATATTATAAGGACAGGCCACTCTGCTTCGACTACCAGATGGTGTCGAGCCGCTACGGCATAGACCTTGACACGGAGACGGAGGGCGAAGAGCCTAAAGATCCCATGTCCATGACCGACGCGGAGCTGGAGGCCAATGGCTATGGACCTTTGCCACTCTGAGATGAGTTATAAGTTTTTTGTTTAGATCATATCGGTTCAGCCTCCGGGGGAAGTGATTCCTCCGGGGGCTTTTTTATTGGCCATGGTGTGCATGCCGACATCTCACCGAGTCCTCACCGTACATATGCGCACGACTTAAAAACCGTGTGGCATTTGTGGCATTTGTGGCAACGCTGATTATCAGAGTGTTAAGGACAGATTTACATGTGGCAATTTTGTGGCAATTTGTGGCAACGATGGCAGAGCTGTGGCAAAGTTTGTGGCAATGTGGCAATCCATTAATATATTTGTGTCAATAAGAAAAAGACTTATAATATTAATAATCAGAAACTTAACATTTTTGCCACAATTGCCACAACTAAATTGCCCAAAAATGGGTTCCTTGATTTTTAAGAGAAACTTTTTCCTAAAAAACAGTGATTTTATAGCCTCTCTTGATAACTTTTTCCTTCAATCATGTGAATATCTCGATTATTTTTCCTAAATTTGCGGTGTTTTAAGCACTTATAAAATATGAGCAAGTTCGTAGTATATGTTCCTGTCGAGCCCTACATGAAGCAGTGGCTCACACATTCCTTCGGCGACCCCGTGGAGTTCCCCGCCAACAGCAATGAGAATGCTGTCCTCCGTCGGTTCCTCACTAAGCGCCCCATCGATAACCTACCTGAGCAGCCTGGCACTAAAGACGTGGCCATTTGCATCCCCTGTTCCAAGGCCAAGAACCCCGAGACCTATAACTATCTCAACGGCCATGCCAAGCAGGCGCTCACAGAGAGCATCAGTGACCTCTTCCGCATGAACATGTGGAGCGACCTCGGAGACCTCGCCGACATATCGTGCCGCAAGATGTCAGCCTTCCGTTCCTGGTGCGAGCAGCAGGGCATCGACATAGAGTATGCGGAGACCATTCGCATGAAGTGGTATCGCATGCGCAAGGCCTACCAGGAGAGGGGAGTCAACCTCTTTAATCTTAAAAGATGTAAAAAAGATGATTTTTCCTAAGAAAATCTCATCTACCATGACCCCGTTTTTGTTCAGCACCGAACAGATGCGAACAGATGCGAACAGATTCTTAATTATCCATAAGCTTATGAGAAGACTTAGTTTCATTTGCAGGGTGCAGCGCATCCCGGTCGCCAGTTTGCCGTTCCAGACGTTGCTCGGCAATAGGACCTTCGACATCACAGGCTGCGAGAAGTGGCCGGAGGTAAGGTGTCAGAAGCCCGCCAAGCTCGAAATCACCGACAAATTGGAGGATGGGCAGCGTTTTTACACCCACAAGCTCACCTTCCGCTCCTCTGACGAGGAACTCGACATGCACGGCACCTACGCCTACCTCGTCACCGACCTCGATGGCAGGAGATACCTCATCGGCGTAGGAGGGCGTCCGTTTCCTATTATAAATATGTCGGACGTCCACCCCGATTCCCTCTCTTCCTCGACCATGGTGGAGTACACCGTGCAGTGGGGTTACTGGCGCATGGCACCGCGCATAGCCTGATTTCCTGTATTTTCTAGATGGCAATTGCCATGTTATCTTTGCATCAAAAAAGATAAGCGCATGAAGTACGGAATGATGATTTGCGGTACCATCGGTGCTGGCTACGATTGGTGGACAGGCTGCTACGGTACACGTTCCAAGGATGTCAAGGCCTACCTTGACGCTCACCCTGACGAGGAGGTGGACATTGCCGTCTCCTCGCCGGGTGGTTATGTTGATGAGGGCTTGACCATCTATCAACTCATCAAGGACCATGGCCATGTCAATGTTCATATCCTCGGCATGACCGCTTCCATCGCCACCGTCCTGTGCATGGGAGCCAAGCACGTGGACATGTCGGTCGGCAGCACCATGCTCATACATAACGCCTCCACAGGCGTCACCGTCTGGGAGTCCGCCAATAAGGAGAAGCTTGACCAGCTCATCCAGCAGTGGCAGAAGCAGCGCGACGACCTTGACACCATCGACAAGGTCATCGCCTCCGTCTATGCCAAGCGCTCTGGCAAGACCAGCGACGAGATGTTGGCGCAGATGGGCAGGGAGAACTGGCTGAGCCCACAGCAGGCGCTGGAGCTGGGACTGGTTGACGAGGTCAGGGATCTCGATGAGGAGGATAAGAAGCGACAGACCAATCTCGCCAAGCGCTTCACTAACGCCTACTGCTCCAACTTGGGGCTCCCTCCTTTGCCGGGAGCGACCGCTAGTGAAGAGCCATCCAAAACATTCCTCGAGAAAGCGTTCAACTCTCTCAAGGAGATGTTCAAGAATAACACTCAAATTTCTAACATGAAGAAGAAATTCCTCAACCTCCAGTCACTCCTCAATCGCAAGGAGGACTTCGAGGTTAAAGATGAGCATGTCACGCTCACCGATGCAGAGATGCAGCAGATAGAGGATGCTCTTGCCCAGAAGCAGAAGGACTTGGACGACAAGTCAGCTGCGCTCGATAAGGCCAGCCAGGAGGTCAAGGACCTCAAGGCGCAGATCGAGCAGAAGGACAAGGATATCCAGGACAAGGATAAGGAGATCGAGGATCTCAAGGGCGCTCCGGGTTCCGACACCCACGATGACGTCAAACCAGAGGTTGACAGCGTCGACCCTGGAGCCATTTACACAGCATTAAGCCAGATCAACTAATATGGCAGTAGCAGACAACACTATTCAGATTACTCCCGATTTGCTGAAGACCAGCTTCGCCAAGTACCGCAAGGACATCATTCAGATGCCTGTGCGCTCGCTCGACGAGGCTGCCAAGTTCATGAGCCGACGCATTGGCGTGCGTGGCAAGGAGACCGTCGGTGAGCTCAGCGGCAATATGGAGCTCGGTCCATACTCTCTTACTCGCAAGGATGAGAATGGAGTTACCATCACAGGACGCACCTTGGAGACATTCCTTGGCTCATGCGTCAAGCCTTTCGAGCCTAACGCCGTGCGTGAGTCCATCTGGGGCTCCAACGTCTTCCAGGGTGATGCGCTCAAAAACCAGCCTATCACCAAGCTCATCGGCATGTTCCTGGCTTCCAAGCTTGGAGAGGCGCTCTTCCTCAACCTCTTCACCATGAAGCGCAACCCTTCGGGTACCGGCACCGCCGACCTCGCCGATGGCTTCAAGACCATCTCCGATGCGGACATCAAGGCCAAGGCCATCTCTACCGATAAGGGCAACCTCTTCAAGACCACAGCCATGACAGGTGTCAACGCCGTCGATGCCATCGAGGCATTCTACGATGCCGCTGACCCTAAGCTTCAGGCCACCAAGACCTACATGTTCATGAACAGCCACGAGCTCACGCTCTACCGCCGCTGCTATCGTGATAAGTACGGTACGGTCAACTGGAATAACGAGTTCAACCACAACAAGATGGACGGTGCCAGCAACTGTACCCTCGTGGGTCTCGACAATGTGCCTAAGGGCTACAAGATCATCACACCGGGCAGCAACATGCTCATCGGTCTCGCCACCGAGGGCGGCAAGGCTACCTTCGACGTGGAGCCGTCTCTCGACTCCCACTTCTTGGTTGACTTCGTGGCCACCATGTACTTCGGCACACAGTTCGAGTCAATCTCCAAGGAGCGCTCATTATTCGGTTACGACACTATCCCTACAGACGAGTAGGGGTAGCTGTCCTTTGTCTTACACATTATATATTTTAAAATATGTCAGAAACACCTAAAAAGACATGTGCTTCAACCACAGACCTCTACGAGGACGTGTTGAAGTGTCCTGGCGAGAAGCGACTACCGGGTACCAAGGCCTATGGCTTCTTCATTCCTCGCCGATATATCACCAAGTTGGCTGAGCCTAAGAAGGAGGCGGCAGCATCGCTCAAGGAGTATCTCGTTATCAGCGATTCCCACACATTGGCATCCGACAAGTTCTGGTTCAAGGTGGCGTTCTTGATTGACAAGAACTCCTTCTCACCAGAGGCGCAGGGCGAGCATGGCTCCAAGACCATGAATAACAAGGCGACCCTCGTGCTTCCAGGCACGGAGGAGGAGGCTTCTGCGTTGGCTTCCATCCTTCTCAACGATGATTGCATCTTCATGGTACCACAGCGCAATGGCAAGCTTCGCCAGTTCGGCGACGACACCTTCGAGGTGGACGTGACACCATCGCAGTCATCAGGCGCAGGCATCACAGACGAGACCAACACCACGTTGGAGATCTCCGTGAGCTGCGAGACCATGCCTCCGTTCTACTTCGGCACGCTCCATACCTCCGATGGCGACATCAGTGGCAAGGATTGCAAGCTTCAGGAGGCAGCCTAACATAAGAGCTATATTTCCAACATAACTACATCACGATGGCGGGGCGATGCTTTCATAGGCTCGCCTCGCCATTTTAATTTTCCCATGTTTTATGAATGATCCTAAATTCACAGATAAGATTAAGAGATGGTTCGACAGCGAGCACACCGATGCCAACATCAGGGAGGGAGCGCTGCTCCTCCTTCAGATGAATAACAACCGACATCTCTACCAGCTCATCAACTTCGACCCACAGGGCAAGCTGGAGTTGCTCAAATACGAGTTGCAGAAGCACCTCAACTACCGCCTGCAGGGCATGACCATCGACGATGTCAGAGTCTACGACCAGACAGTCACGCCTATCCTGCAGACCGCCGTAGACAAGACCTCGGAGGCTGACGAGCTAGCCGCACAGCTCGCTCCTCATCTCCCTGCCGTTGAGTCGGAGACCATCGATGCCATCGTGCCTTCCGCCATCGTTGCCAAGGGCAAGCGAGCAGACCACGACCAGTTGCCGGACAACATCAAGGCCATCTGGGACAACAACTGCGCACTCTGGAAGAAAATCAAGGAGCACTTCGAGGCTTGCAAGGCATACGACATGTCGTGCGACAGGTTCGAGGGCTTGCATGCTGCCGACGAGGACTTCAAGCGCATGCTCATCACGCTCAAGGAGGAGTACTATGCCTACAAGCAGGCCATGGACGTCTACGACCATGCCGAGGCGGGCGAGCCTGAGCCTACAGGACAGAAAACAGAGCAAGTCGTTTCCGCCAATGCGATAGGCAATGCTCGTTCCTACATAACCAAGAATGTGGACAAACTCATCCAGCTGTCGATAGACGGCAAGACAGATGATGCAGCCAAGCTCAGAGCTAAGGTGCAGGAGCGCGTCCAGATTCTGCTCTCTGCCAAGGCGGAGATCAAACCAGACACACTAGCCAAGCTGGAGCAGGCGGGCATCGAGATGCCTACTGAAGACAAGGAGGTAGCAGATGAAGGCGACACAGATACAGCAGGTTCTGAAGCCACTCAGGGAGAGTAGCTCGCAGGTCTTCCTTGGACAGGGGCTTCACACCCTCGGGCTCTTGGGGTGGATATTGGAGCAGACAGGTGCGGCGCACGTGGCCGTCACCACCTTCTCTACCTCCGATGCCTTCCTCTGCGGAGTCATCAACCTTCGCAAGCGAGGGTTGATTAACTCTGCAGTGTTAGTCGCTGACGTTAAAGCTTCAAGTAAAACTTTAAAGCTAAGTCGCTTGATGTCAGAGGCTTTTGACGAGGTTAAGCTGACGCTTAATCACTCCAAGGTCATGCTCGTCGCTAACCATGAGTGGTTAGTCACGGTGATAACATCTCAAAACCAGACCTATGGCGACCGTGCCGAGTGTACGTTCGTCACCACGGACAGAGATGTCTATCTCAATCTCAATAACATGCTCAATAGTTTGCTCGATGATACGACAACAATTTCCCTATCTAGATGAGAGCGAGGTCTACCTTCAGACGGTTTATGAGCTGGCCAAGACCATGACACCGGTCGACGAGGTGCCCATCATGATGGAGCTCCCTCCAGACGAGGCCACGGCCATGCAGCTGGAGCTGCAGGAGCCTCGCTCACCCTATCGCCATCGCTATCTCAAAGGTTTAGCGGAGACCGCTAACGAGTTGCGTGTCAATAATATCGCACTCGCCAAGGTCGGATCGCCCGGTGCATACCAGGCAGTCATGTCGCAGCTCTCGCAGATTATGGCTAACCTCAGTTAGATATATGAGTCTACCAGTCAATGTCGATGACTACATGAAGTACATGCCTCTCAACGAGGACGAGCTTCAGGACCTCCACCTCTCCGCCATCGTCAAGGCGAGGGTCGAGAGACTGCGTGGCTGCTATGCCTTCTGGCTACGCTACCCACGCTATACCGTCAGGGAGATGGTTGACCAGGACAAGGCCATGTTCGGGGTCAGCGAGTCGCAGGCTTACGATGACATCCATCTCTGCCAGATCATGCTGGGCAACCTCAACGCAGCCTCCAAGGAGTTCTGGCGCTGGAAGGTCAACCAGGAGATAGACGAGGATCGCAAGGCCGCCAAGAACGCCCACGACTTCCGCGCGTTGGCGCAGATGGAGAAAAACCGCATCAAAAACAACCGCACTGACACGCCTGACGAGCCGGAGCTTGCCTTCGACAAGATTGTCCCTGTAGAGTTCCGCATGACAGACGACCCTACGGTCATTGGTTTGCAGAAGATTCCTAATCTTCGTGCGAAGATCAAGAAGATGGAGAAGCGTTACTCGATGCCGGACATCGAGGACGCCGACTTTGAGGAGATTCCTGATGACAACAGCTCAGCCACCTAGACAGCTTTACTTCAACGACGTGCAGTCGCGCGTCCTGCAGCTCATGCCCAAGACGCTCGTCTGCGAGTGGGGGCGTGGTACCGGCAAGGGCGTGGTCGAGGCGGGTCGCATCCTCTACGCCGTGCAGCACATGCCAGGCTCGTGCCTCGGCATGGTGGCACCGTCGGTCAAGAGATGCCAGACCAACATCCTCCCCTCTGCGCTCGTTCACCTGGAGGAATGGGGCTACAAGAGAGACGTCCACTACATCGTGGGCAAGAAGCCGTGGAAGGCGCTCCATTGGCAGGAACCGCACTTCCAGCCCATGAACTGGGAGAATACCGTCGCCTTCTACAATGGCTCGTACCTCAACATCATCTCCCAGGATCGCAGCGGCACCTCCAACTCCCTATCCCTCGACCACGTCTTCATCGACGAGGCCAAGTTCATCGACTGGGAGCAGCTCAACAATGAGACGCTCCCTGCCAACCGTGGCAACAAGCAGCTCTTCGGTGACTGCTGCCTGCACCACGGTCTTACCATAACATCAGATACGTCGGCGACCAAGAAGGGCTCTTGGTTCATGTCCTGGGAGAAGAAGGAGGACAGGGAGCTGGTCGCCACACTCGAGACGGTGCTTGTGCAGCTGCACGGCATCCGCAGCAAGCTGGCTGCGCACCCGGAGCGCTACGACTACTACATGGCGCAGGTCAAGAGGTATGAGGGCGTGCTGCACACCCTCCGTTCCTACGCACTGGTCTATTCCAGATGCTCCAGCATACAGAACCTGGCGGTTCTAGGCGAGGACTTCATCAAGCAGATGAAGCGAGACCTGCCCAAGATGACCTTCCTCACGAGCATCATGTGTCAGCACGTGGGCATCGCGCAGGACGGCTTCTACTCCGGACTTGACGAGGATCGCAACTTCTACACGGCTCCCAACACGAGGTTTCTAGACAACCTGCAGTATAAGTTCGACCCCAAGCACGACAAGCCCGACTGCCGCATGGACGCTGACCTGGAGGACGGTTTACCGCTGATCATCGGCTCCGATGCCAACAACAACATCAACTGTCTCGTGGTCGGGCAGGTGGGCTCCGACACCAAGCTGCGCATCGTCAACTCCTTCTACGTCAAATATGATCGCAAGTTGCCTGAGCTTGCCCAGGACTTCTGCGACTATTATAAATATCTCAAGTCCAAGCGAGTCATCTTCTACTACGATGCCACCTTCGTGGGCAACTCATACGCTACCCACAACGATAAGTTCTACCAGATTATCGCCAAGGTGCTGCGCCGCAACGGATGGCTCGTCACCGAGGTCTACATCGGCAAGCCGATGAACCACCTAGAGAAGCAGTTGCTCATCGACCGCATGTTCAAGGGGCATGCGCGCCACATGGTCCTCATCAACCAGGACAACAACGAGGACCTCATCATCTCCATCGAGTCCGCCGGATGCTACAACAACGGCAAGGACAAGCGTGGGGAGAAGCTCGTGGAGACGGACGAGGACAGGCTGGAGAACCGCACCGACTTCTCCGATGCCTTCGACACCGTCTGCATAGGCGTGGACAAGTTCCCTCAGACCGTCCTCTACACGGGTGGCATGAGCAACTATTACCCTCGATAGATTTTTTCGTTTTAGTTTCTGTTCTTATTTTAGTTAGTTTTTTTGTTTTTTTTCATTGTTTCCTTAGGCTGCTTGCTCGTGAGAGTAGGCGGCCTTTTTTTGTTACCCTTTGCCTGCTGCTTCTAACACTGAATTGTTATCCATGGTAATCAACAGAGGAGCAGGAACCACCGAGAGCCTAAGCCAGGCTAGGCAACTCATGAACATGGTGGACAACAATCTCGGTAACCTTGCGAAGTTATCCATGGATGAAATGCAAGTGGTGCAAGGCATCGGAGACTGCAAGGCGTTGGCGGTACTCGCAGCCTTGGAGCTAGGCAAGCGCAGGGCGATGGAGAGACTAGGCGTCAAGCCCGACCTAGGCAGCAGCCTAGCCGTCTACAACTACATGCTTCCGAAGATGGCAGACCTACGTCATGAGCAGGCACACGCCATATTCATGAACCAAAACTTTAGGCTCATCAAGAGCGTCAAGCTGAGCGAGGGAGGCATCACCGAGACATCCGTGGACATACGCATCATCATGAGGGAGGCAGTCATGTGCGGGGCGACCATCATGGCGTTCGTGCACAACCACCCGAGTAACAGCCCGACACCTAGCAGGGCGGACGATAGGCTGACCCAGCAGATAGCCAAGGCGTGCGAAATCATGCGCATCTTCTTCATGGACCATGTGATAGTGACGGATGGGGCGTTCTATAGCTACCACGACAAGGGAAAGCTATAGCCACGAGGGGCAACGTGAGAGGAGCACGTTGCCCTTCCACTTGCTTGCAAGCCTGCTGATGACCGCGGATGAAGCGAGGGGAAAAGGGACATGGCAACTCGGCACGGCATCGGGGCTAGGGGCAATTGCCACATGAAAAAGCCCTTACATATTCCGCTAGTCTCAGCCTTGGCAATTGCCTCCGAGCGTAGGGCGGTGGGGGCTATGCTTACAGCAAGGCACGCCCTTTTTTGCATCAACTTTTCAAAAATCCGTGATTTTCAAGAAGTTGGCAAAAACGACCGTGGAAAATTTGTGCAAAATGCCCAAATTTTGCAAGCGATTGCCATCGCTTGCCCGCTCGAAAACGGCTACTTATGACAATTTCCATGAAATTGCCACAAGAAACGAGCCGTTTTCGAGCGAACCCCTCCACTGCGTTACGGGGTAAAAGAGGTAGTAACATTTTTTGACATCGTTCGAGAACGATGAGAGAAAAGAGGTAAAAACATTGTTTGATGGGGCTAAAATGTTAAAAATGAGTTAAACATAAAAAACATTTTATGTATTGTTTGGTTATTAAAGAAATTTTATGTACCTTTGCATCGTGAAAAGTTAACAATAGTTTTAATTAAATTTTTTAAGCCAATGAGCAAAAACGAAGATTTGGAAAAGCAGATTCGCTTACAGAAAAAACTGCTAAGCGACTACAACAAGCTGAGAGAAGCCGCTTACATCGATGATGATACCTTTTGGAAATACATGGATATGGGCTTAGACAAACTTTCAGCAATGCTCAAAAAAAGAAACAATGGTTAATAACCGCCCCTCCTTTTGGAGGGGCTTAAAACAAAAGATATGGAGAATACTACAGAGTTACTTAAGGAATATGCATCTCTTGCGGGCAAGGAGGATGCTAAGAGTGAGGCACGCAAGGCTGAGATTTTGAGCTACATAAAGGCTCATGCCACGGATGCCGACAGAGAAGAGGTTAAGGTTTTCCTTAATCAAAAGATGGAGCAAATTAAGGATAATGTCGAGGCTTTACGCAAGCAGATAGAGGCTGAGGATTACAAGCTGCTTCCTCTTCGATACATCGCTCAGAATTACTTTGGCAAGAGTGCGGCATGGCTCTCCCAGCGTCTCAATGGCTCGGAGGTTCGCGGGCATGTCTATACGCTCAATGCCGAGCAGAAAGGCATTTTCAATCGTGCCGTCAAGGAGATAGGACAACGCATTGGCTCTTTGCAGTTGGCTTAGAGTTAACTTTTCACACAAAAACCGTCCCCGACACTTAGCCGTGCCGGGGACTTCTTTGTTCGCATACATTTGATATATCTAAAAATATGAATATGATTATACTAAACGATACCGAGACCTGCAAGCAGACTCTCTTGGTTCTCAGAGAACTCATCAAGGGCAACAAGACACGTGCGCAGCTCTGGAACGCACTCGTTGACAACAAGCTTGACGATGTGGACTTGCGGTTCATTCTGCCGCCATTGGAGCGGGATGGCTACATCGAGGAGACTGATGGCATGTGCCTAATATTACCCAAAGGCGTGAAATATATAGATACTTACGACCGAATGATGCTTGAGAGCCTGGAGTGCTATCCGTGCCATCAAGATAAACCTAAAGAGACTGAAGATGTGATATTGCAACGCAAAAACTTCAAATGGACTAAGATAAGTGTTGTAGCCTCTATTGCAATTGCTTTAATAGGCTGGATATTACCTCACCTAAGTGAGGTGTTTGCAGCATTATTAGCTCTATTCCATGAATGATAGAAATAATAATGAGGATGTTTATCGTGTTTTGGAGAAGTGTTATGCGCTTCTCCAAATATTTTATATCGCTTTCTTTCATACCTTATATATTAATGATTAAAACCACTGCAAAGTTAACCTTTTTCCACCAAAAAACAAACTTTTATAGGTGAAAATGTTAAAATATCAACAAATGTTGAAAATAATCACGAAAATATTTGTCTATTCAACAAAAGTTTATTACCTTTGCATCGTGTTAATAAAGATAGTATATGGCAAAACGAAAATCTAAGGAGCTCAAAGAGAATGAAGACGATTTGCTTTTCTACCTAGAGTATTGGAAGGAGTTCCCCGATACCTTCAAGAGGGTAGCTGAAAAAGAAATCGCAGAGTTAGAGAACAAAATTAAAAACAAAAAGAAATGAGAAAGCCCCTTCGGGGGCTCTCATTCCTTTAAACTTAAAAAATATAAGATTATGGAATATACAGAGATGATTGATAAGGTGAAGGCTTTGGCTGCACAGAACAGAGCTGCCAAGACCGAGGAGGAGAGAGCGGAGGTTCGCCGCCAGATGAATGTACTCAAAGGCATAGACCCTAAGGCGTTTGCCGTGGCTGTGGGCTATATGGCGAAGACCACAGAGCAGAAGGTCAAGGAGCTGACCATGGCGGAGAAGTTTGGAGAGATAACGGACATGGTCTCCATGGCTTACATCGCCAAGGCTTACTTTGGCAAGTCTCGCTCTTGGCTCGCACATAAGATGAACGGAAACATCGTCAACGGCAAGGCCGCTCAGTTCACTCCCGAGGAGCTCGTGACCCTCAGAGGTGCCTTGCAGGACATGTCGCAGAAATTTGGCTCGCTTAGCCTTGCTATATAGGCTATCTTTATTTAACACAACCGTCCCCGACACTGAGCCGTGTCGGGGACTTCATTTTAACAATTTTGATATGAGAATTTTTAAATTAGACGATGACGAGTGGAGCCACTCAACCGACGATGGCAGCGGCTATTCAAACGACGGTCATAACAAGCGATAAGACCTTATAGAGTGCTACGATGAGAGCTATCAGGCAGTCTGCCACTACAGACCACTTGATGGCTCTCATTGCTTTGTCTATCACCTTGCATCGGTCTGTGAGCTGCCTTCTGTTATACAGGTAGGCATCCTCAGAGTTCTCGATGCTGTCGAGCAGGCAGTTCTTTAGATACAGCTCGTTGGCCATGGCGTCATCGCCTCCCGAATGTCTTCTGGCATAGGCTATATTACTGTCTTGCATATAACCTTTGGCTGAGCTTCCTGCAAATCTAAAGCCATGCACTGAGATTGCCTTGGTAAACAACAGCCAGAGGGCGTAAGTCACGCCTCCCCATAATACAAGGGCTAGCAATGACAGCTCCAGATGGCTTGTGCCCACCATAAAGGCGGTCAAGCCTGTAAAGCAGGTTAGCAAAAAGCCCGTCATCGTATAGGCTCTGTCCGTTGACTTGCGCAGCTGCTCCAAAGAGCTGTTGAGTCTGGCATCCGACCTGTTGAGCAGGTTCTGGGCAAGCTCGATGGAGATGAAACTGCGCATTTCCTTTGAGATAAAACTTTCTTCCATGTCTATATATAATTATGTGTCTAACTGCAAAATTAATATTTTTCCGCCAAAAAACAAACATTTCCAGCTGAAAATGTTAAATCTTACTATATATAACAAAAAAGTTATCTTTTCGTTTGGTAGAGTATAACTTTTTTTGTTATCTTTGCATCGTCTTTCAGACAAAGAGATCTTTTAATTAATTAAATTCCATTCATTAGATGAAAACTAGTCAACTAGTTAGACAGCTGAACCGAGCAGGATGCTTCGTTGTTCGGCATGGTGGAAATCATGATGTTTGGTATAGTCCTATAACAGGGCTCAAATGTCCGGTTCCACGGCATGGCAGTCGGGAAGTCCCTCAAAAGACTTACGACAGTATTACAGAAAGATTGCTCGGGCTTTAAGCCCGGCAATTTTTCTTGAGTTGGCTAAGCTCGCAGAGATAGATGGGGTGGCTATTGGTTTTAAGGTCTCTTTTTAATTGTTTATAATGTATGGCAACAAAGGTAACGATACAGGTGGAGAAAGGTAAGCAGGAGAAGAACTTCTCTTGCTTTATGGTGGAGAGTCTTCCTGACTTCGAGCTTGCGGGGTTTGGTAACTCAGCCAAGCAGGCTATTGAGGATATGTTCGTGGCACAAAGGGAAATCAAGGAACTTCTCGAAGAGGAAGGCAAGCAGATGCCTGAGCTGGAGTTTACTTTCCGCTTTGACATAGGCTCGTTCTTCGATTACTACTCATATCTAAATATGAGCGGAGTGGCGAAAAAGGCGGGTATCAACGCATCGCTTATGCGCCAGTATGCCATGGGTAAGCATGAGCCAAGCCAAAAGCGCAAGCAGCAGATTCTGGACTGCTTGCATCAGATTTCTCAAGAATTACAGACTGCCGTGATTTGACATGCGACAGTTTTCATTATAATAAATGGAAATATAGTAAAGATCTCGAAGCCCTCCGTGCGTGACGCATCGGGGGCTTTTTTGTGCCCATACCTTGCCATTTTATGCCCTACAACATCTTTTTGCGACTTTTTTCAAGCTCCCCGCAAATTTCTTCCCTTTTTTCTTGGCGGTTCCAAATATTCTCCGTACCTTTGCCAACGCTAACAAGAAGATTGTAATCAATCCGTCAGGGCGAACGTTATCGCCTATGGCTTCGTTGCCGCAGGCTTTTTTTATGCCCATAGTTATCATTTTCCCGACATCGGGAAAAAGGTGTACATACTATATGGCGGCTGCATGAACCGTAAGATTATGAATTGTCCTTTCGGATGAGCCATCTTCTTGTTAGCAAACGGGGAATGCAGCCGCCACCCTTTTATAAAATCGGCTGCCAAATGCTAACAAGAAGATGCACTATGCAGAATTCAATTATCATGAATGATGCCCTGCAGGTGAGACCTGTCGGCATCGACATCGAGGAGGGCGCCAAGGCCCTCAAGTCAGCAATCAGCCAAGAGACATCACGCCTCTGGCACACCCAGAGCGAGACCTTCACGGCGCTCTGCGACGAGAGAGTGACCTACGGCGACGTGGTCAAGACCATCGTGGGAGTCGTGGCGTTCTTCGCCTTCATGTTCTTCGCAGGACTTTTATTCGGAGGGGAGGTGATGTGATGAGACGCAAGACTAAGATTAGGTTCCTGACCTACAGACAGGTCTCCAAGGCGACATTCTTTGCCACCGAGATGAGACAGATGGGTGCGGCCAAGCTACAGTTCGGCTTCCGTGACCATCACGACAAGCTCATCGCCCACATCGACGTGTGGGATGACCCTAAAAACCATGGTGACATCATTAGATGGCTCGATGGTCGTTATTACTTCCATTTCTACAAGGACAGTCACGCCAAGCCATACACCATGACCTTGGCTAAGTTGAAGTTTTTAAAATCTAGATTGGCATGAGACGAAAAAATAAGACCATCAAGCCCGACATACTCCTTCTTTATTACAGACGTCGCCGCATTCGCCTTGCGCTCCTCGAGAGATGGTGGCGACTGGAGGGTGCTCGCCTGGAGCTTTACAAGCTCGTGGAGTACGCCAGGATCCAGTTCCACCACGCAGAGACACCCGAGGGCGCTAAGATAGCGGGCAGGCACCTCCAGGAGCTGGAGGCGGAGGAGACACGCATCACCAGACTGCAGACCAAGTACGACCTCTGGGCTTCCAGACTGGAGTACTGGACCACCGTCATGGAGTCGGCGGTTTACCGACTCCACCCTGACACCACTGGCAGTCTCGACCCTTACCCTTATTGTAAAATTAAAAAATAAGATTATGACAAGATACAACAACGAGATAGACACCGAGCAGTTCGAGCAGGACCTGCTCGACGCTTACTTCCACTTCCGATGCAACCTGCCCATGAAGGACAAGGAGACGGGGCTGGACTACAAGGAGCAGTTCAAGACCACGGCGGACATAGCCATAGAGCTGGATGACATGGGCGGCGTGCGACAGGATGCCATCAACGCCTACATGATAGCCCACGACTATCAGATAGCCACGCAGCCAGACGGCACCGTGGCGTGGGCGATATGGGAGCGAGTGATAGTACCCAAGTGATAATTTCCCATAAATATTTTAGGTTTACCATGTGTGTGTCAATTATTTTTCGTACCTTTGCAGTACGAAAAATTTTATAAAGTTTTTTTAAAAGCTTTGTGCGGCTGACCGTCCGAGAGGATAGTCAGCCGTATTTTTATATAGTCCCCGTCCATGCTATCTTTGCATTCAAAAGATAACATAGACATTTTCATATGACCATCAAATCAATACCGTCGGGCAGCTTCTTCCTTGAGAACATTCCCGACATCGATATCCTCACGGCCAAGACGAGGCTGACCGTCACCGTCAAGATAGACGAAGAGACCATCTACGACGAGCAGCTCTATCCTGCCGCAGGCGAGGTCGTTGTCAGCGACCTCGCCGACCTCTTCCGTCCATACGCACGCCGACGACTGGCAGTCACAGCCACCGTCACCATCGCCGAGGAGCAGGTTTCCGACTCGGGAGACACCGCCTCGGCCACCGTCACCGACACCCAGACAGCCGAGCTCAAGGTCTACTATTCCACCGTGGACATCGTGGGCATGGACTGCGAGACCTTCCTGTCCACCCACTTCCTCACACTCCTGGAGTCACACAAGACCACCTACATGGGCAGGCTGGAGTACCTCCACTTCATGGGCAAGGACACCGCGCAAGTCACAGCGCACTACGCCGACAAAACCACCAAACTGTTTACCCCGCCAGCCGTCGGCGGCAATGACACCTACACCACCATCGACGTCTCCCCGTCCCGCTTCGAGACAGAGGGCATCGACCTCCTCTACTACGTGGTCGAGGCGGGCGCACGCTCCATGACCCTCATCATCGACGACGAGGAGCGGGACGTGGCGCCGACCCTCCTCTTCACCAACAGCTTCGGCTGCCAGGAGCTCATCTACTGCACGGGCAAGCACGAGGTGGACCCGCAGTACACCCGGGACGCTGCCTACATCGCAGGGGTCAAGGTCAACTACCGCATCACAGAGCAGCGCACCTTCAACGCCGACACGGGCTATCTGGGCACGGACATGGCGGGCTGGGCGGACGATCTCTTCCGTTCCGACGAGGTCTACCTCGTCAACTTCGTGGGGGGAGTCGCCAAGGTGGGCAAGAGGGTCACCCTCTCAGACTCCAAGAGCAAGCGGGACAACCTCCGTGACAGCGTGCCGCGCTTCACCTTCAGCTACACCTACGCGCAGCGACAGCACAACGTGCTCGACCTGCAGCGTGCCGGTCGCATCTTCGACAACACATTCGACAACACCTTCAACTGATGAGACGCACAGCATACCACCTGACGGAGGTGCTGCGCCTCCTCGCCAAGGCGGAGCGGGACCGCTCCACCGTCAACCTCAAGGCGTGGACCACCGAGGGCGAGACCATAGACTACACAGGCTGGCTCGTCAAGGGCAGCAGCTGGCGAGGCGGATTCCACCGACTCGTCAACCCTGCCAACGCCGAGGTGCGCACAGTTCCGGACATCTACATACACCAGTTCCTGGGATTACCAGTATATTTATGACATGAAACAGAGAAAATATCACCTTCAGCAGGTGGGAGCCAGCGGCTCCTACAGCCGATATGCCCTCGTGGCGGAGGGCGTGGGGCGGGCCACCGACTCCACCACAACCACCATCGAGCAGCAGTACGGGCAGGACACCAGCTTCCTGGGCTCGGGCGAGGTGGGCGACGCCACCTATGGGCTCCTAGAGTCAGACGGACAGGTCTTCGAGTACGTCAACTACGGCGATGACAACGACATGCCTTACACCCTGCAGCAGCTCCTTCGCCGCAACATGGTGGCGCAGCGAGCCATGGCGTTCAACGTGCAGTGCTGCTACGGCCAGGGCTTGCGCTTCATGGACAGGGAGACCCACGAGGACACCACAGACGCAGAGATCAGAGACTTCTGCCTGCGCAACTCCCTCCACGAGGTCTTCATGCAGCAGGCCACCGACATGAAGTTCTTCTTCTGGTCGGTCGAGGTCATCATACTCAGCCGAGACCACTCCAAGATAGTCAACATCAGGCACAAGGATGTGTCCTACTGCCGACTGGAGCGCCCTGACGAGCGTGGGCGCATCAAGCACGTCTTCTTCGGGGACTTCCGCAACGTCATGTCGCCAGTCCACACCGAGGTCATCCCGCTGCTCGATCTCTACGACCCGCTGGGCGACCTCATGGCGCGCATGGGCAAGGCGCCAGACCCATACACGGGCATCACCGGCAAGGCTCCGGCGATGGGCGAGGACTGCAAGTTCGCCGTCATCTCCCGCATACCGACACCCGGGCTGCAGTTCTATCCGATACCATACTACACCAGCATCTTCGACGATGCCTGGTATGACATCTACAGACTCATCGGCATCGGCAAGCGATACATGATCAAGAATACCTCCGCGCCACGCATACAGATTGAGGTTCACCGTGACTACTGGGAGGAGCTCTGCAACAACGAGGACATCAGCGACCCGGAGCTGCGCAAGGAGCGCATCCTCGAGGAGAAGGACAACATCATCAACTTCGTCTGCGGCCCCGAGAACGCCGGCAAGGCGCTCATCACGGGCTACTACTTCGACCCCAACGGCAAGGAGCAGCGCATGGTGCGCATCATCAACCTCTCCGAGGGCTCCAAGAAGGAGGGCGGTGACTGGGCTGACGACATGAGCGAGGCATCCAACGCTCTCTGCTTCTCCCTCGGTGTCCATCCCAACCTCATCGGAGCCACGCCGGGCAAGAGCCAGATGAACAACTCGGGCTCCGACAAGCGGGAGCTCTTCATCCTCAAGCAGTCGCTGGAGAAGGCCTGCCACGACATCATGAGCAAGCCCTACCACCTCATCTCGCACTACAACGGCTACGCAGATAGGGGCATCACCGTCGACGTGCCGATGATAGAGCTCACGACATTAGACCAAAACAAGGACCAACAGACATCTATAGTTTCCAACCATGGCAACAAACAAGATTCAGATCAGCAAGGATGACTTCGAGCGAAGCATCCTCGCAGCCACCAGCTCCCACACCGAGGTGTTCGAGTCGGTGGAGCCGCATTTCGAGGAGTCGTACCTTCAGATACGCCAGCAGATACTGGGCGAGGCGGGCGAGGCGGCGCTGGAGACCAGCGAGCGCCTGCGCACCGCCGTCGTCAGGACTGTGTGCCTGAGCGCCTTCCTCTCCGTGGTCAGACACCTGGACCTCGTCCTCACGCCGACAGGCTTCGGCGTGGTGGCCAACAACGAGGTCTCCCCAGCCAGTACCGCCAGGGTCGAGGCGCTCATCGAGCAGTGCCGCGTCGCCTACATCAAGGCGGAGGGCGACATGCTCACGTGGCTGGTGGTCACCGAGGGGTGGGGTGGCAGCGGGCAGGCCGAGCAGTGCGTCACCCTGTTGCTCTTCACCTATCAGCAGTACACCTTCCAGGCCAAGACGGAGCCCACCTCCCAGCAGTGGCACGACAAGGTGGCGTCCCTCTACGAGGCGGACACCACCCTGCGACGGCTCATCTCCGACGAGCAGATGGACGAGTTCCTCGCCATGGAGCGAGGGGCCAAGCGGCGCACCGACATCGCCGGTACCGCCATCTTCAAGCTTCGCCGCATGCTGGTCTGCCTCGCCGACGGCTTGCTGACAGCCTACTCGGGCGAGCGAGGGCGCTTGCTTAGCTTCCTCGACCAGCACATAGGCCAGTTCCCTATATACGCCAATTCCAGCGCCTACAAGGCCAATCACTTCAAAGAGTTCAAAAATGAGAGATCAAGACCTGCCTTCGTTTTCAATGCATGATGAGACCCGAGAGTTCCACTTCCACGCACCTGCCTCGTGGCAGGAGCTCACGCAGGAGCAGCTGCGTTATGTCCTGAGCGTCCTGTCCACGTTCCAGGACCACACCGTGGTCAAGTGCTACCTCCTCACCCGCTTCTGCGGCATCCGGGTGCATAAGCACACCCGCACGGGGTGGAAGTGCAGCTGCCTGTGCCAGACAGACGAGCCGCGCCCTAGCCGCAACCCGCATTCCGCCAAGCGACGCATACAGAAGCGCCGCGAGGTGCTGTACCTCTCGGACGCAGAGATCCTCGACATGCTCAAAAACTTCGATTTCATCGATGATTTCACCGAGTTCCATCCCTTGGAGTCCATCCAGGGGCTGCAAGCCTGCGGATGGTTGCTGAGGGACATCACCTTCCTCGACTACCTGACGTGTGAGAAATACTACCAGCTCTTCATGATACACCAGAAGGACGAGTTCCTGCAGAAGTTGGGCTGGATGCTATACCGCACGGAGACGGGAGAGACCGATGAGACCGTGCGTTTCGAGCCATACGAGCTTCTCAACGTCTTCATGTGGTACTCTTGCGTCAAGGGCTACCTAGCCGCCAACTTTCCCCACTTCTTCAAGCCTGCCAGAGAGGGCGGCGAGCTGCGGCACGAGGACATCATGCCAGCCATGCAGGCGCAGATCCGCGCCCTCACAGACGGCGACGTGACCAAGCTCCAGGCAGTCTACGACACCGCCTGCTGGGATGCCATCACCGAGCTGGACAACAAGGCCAGGGAGGCGGAGGAGTTCAGGGAGAGAAACAAGCAAAACCATTAATTTTTCAGCCGATGACAGAAAAAATCTTCGATTCCATCGCATATTTCAAGCAGCTCTGCGCAGAGAGCAAGACCTGCCAGGATTATAATTTTGTCGCAACGGAGTGCTCCGGGCCCGACACCATACAGGGGGTCATGCAGCAGTTCCGCCGTGCCTCCAACTTCATCATGGTCTCCGACACCGTGGACAGCAACACCCACAGCGTGGGAGAGGGCTTCTTCGACCGCAATGTGTACACCGTCTGGATATTGGCGGGCTACCGCCGTGACGACATGGAGGACAGGGAGCAGAAGCTCAACGTCTGCCGCTACATCTTCCGCCAGTTCCTCAGCCGCATGCTCCACGACAAGAGCCGTGAGGCATACGAGGGGCAGATGGAGTTCCTCGACCTCACGCAGGTCTATTCCAGCGAGCTCGGCAGATGGAGCATGAACGGAGTCACCGGACTCTACTTCATGGTCACCTCCGACGAGCCCATCGATATCAGTTATGATGACAGCCTATGGCAGACGCAGCAGTAGATGACCTCCTCCGCTATGAGCGGGGCTGGACCAGCGCCATGGGCGACTTCTGGCGGGAGCGCATGGAGCGGCTCCGCACCATCGACACAGGGCGGCTCTACGCCTCCATCCGTGCGCACCTGGAGCAGGGCTCCACCACCACCATCGAGCACACCTTCCTGCAGTACGGCATCTACGTCGCCGCAGGAGTCGGCCCGGCTCATGAGTGGTACAAGTGGACTCAGGCGCAGGGCGGACAGAAGATACACCGCATCAACAACGGCGATCTCAACTTCCTAGGCGAGGAGTACCGGCAGGACAACGGTCTCGCCAAGCCCAAGAAGGTGGGTCCCGCCTGGGGCGGTCGCATCGCAGGCGGCGAGCCCAAGGGTCGCCGTGACTGGTTCTCCCAGAAGTACTACGCCTCCGTCATGAAGCTCAACGAGCACGAGGCGAGCTTCTATGGCGACCGATACAACGGTCTGATGGCTTCCGCCCTCACCGAGATATTCAAGGGCATCGGCGTGGCACGCAACCTATAGGGTGTATTTTTATCGGTTTCATCGGCATATTATCTTTGCACATAAAAAAATAACATGGCAGAAAAGTTAGACAAGAGCACCCTCCAGACCCTCTTCGAGGGCATCCGAGACGAGCGTCGCCTGCAGGCCAACACGGCCAGCCGCATCGGCAACGCCTTCCTCTCGCTGCTGCACTTCTGCGCTGAAGAGACATCAGACCAGTACCTCAGCCGCAAGCACGACGATGCAGCCGAGGGCTTGATTACCTTCCTGCGTGGACTCATCTCCGAGCAGATGGCGCAGCTCAGGGCTGGTGCGCAGTTCGGCAGTTTTGTTTCCGGGCTCGCCACTGGGCAGGGGGCGCAGATTGATGCCTCGGGCAACGCAGAGGTCGAGAGCATCACCGTCCGCACCTACATGCGGGTCATGGAGCTCATCGTCAACCGCCTCTCCGCCCAAGAGGGTGATACCTTCTTCACCGAGAGCGACACCATCGAGAGCGTTGACTATCTGGGCGATAACTGCTATGGCTTGCACCTTCGCTCCAAGTATGACGGATACTTCACGGCGCAGCACGTGGGCAACGTCCTTAAGGGCGTGGTCAACAACATCGCCACCGCAGCCCTCTCGGGCACCTCGGCGGCTTATTACACCTCGTGGATGCGAGTCAACAGCGTCAATGCCGTCGCCAACTACATAGAGGTCACCCTTTACCCCGATGCCGATGTCCCCGCTGGCAAAAACTTCCCGCCGTGCGAGCTCATGAACATCGCCCGATACGGCAACCAGACCGACGAGTCCCTGCAGAGCTGCTTCTACATCTCCAGTTCCGAGGGGCGCATCGTCAAGCTGACAGGGGTCACCAAGCCTATCCTTGACAACTACAACTACGGCATGGTCTTCGGCGACCTTCCCGAGTTCGTCAAGAGTCTCGACATTCCCCTCGTCGAGGGCAGAGACTACCTCTACGCCGCTGGCATCGTCACCCAGGACATCATACAGATCGACTACCAGGGCAAGCCCATCGTCACCTACGTTGACAGAGGCCCATGGTCGGCGACCGCAGACTATTACAGCTCTTCCCTCAACGTCACCACGGGCAAGTACGAGACCTCCGATGTCTGGTACACCGGCTGCCGCTGGCGCTGCCAGAAGACTGGCACCCACACCGCCCCACGGTGGAATAACACCGACTGGGCGATGATCGAGGGCAACCCTGCCTTCACAGTGGACTTCGAGGAGGTCGAGACCGTCTATGACTTCGACAACTTCCGCTGTCCCCTCACCATCGTCGCCACCCTCTACGGGCAGGACATCACGTCCGACATCCTCGACAGCGATGTCGCCTGGACACGCTACACCGAGAATAAGTACGGCACGCAGCGCGTCGCCTCAGATAACATCTGGGCGCAGAGCAGGGGCGCGGCGGGCAAGTCCATCGTCCTCACACAGGCTGACCTCTCCTTGGACAGCGATGGCGTGCCGCCCAAGATACGCTTCACGGCCACCGTCACCCTGCGTGACGGCATGGGCGAGGAGGTAGACCAGCAGTCCGCCTCCCTCGAATATTAACTTTCATCATTTTAGACAAGATTATGAAAACCAGAAGATTTGACTTCAAGTACTCGCCGTTGCAGCTCAGCCACTCCATGACCACAGGCAGCGTGCCCAATGAGCAGACATACGACGCAGACACAGGCGAGTACTCGCCTGACTACTCCCTCACGCCCCATGCCGTCACGCCACGTGTCGGCATCATCGACCCAGACGGCATACTGCCTGACGGCTGCGTAAACGCAGAGCTCTCCGACATGGGCTGGTACCGTGTCGTGGGTGGCGTGGAGGAGGCGACACCGCTCACGTCAACTCCCAAGCAGTGTGCCATCACCACCTATGGCGACGACTGCGGCAAGCTCCTGTGGTACGTCAACGCCGCCCCGCAGGCTCCCATCGTGCTCCGCTTCAAGGCCAAGTTCCTCGACCGACGCACAGGGCAGGTCTACACCATCAACGAAGACCACACGCTGACCTGCCGCAACGCCACCGTCTACAAGCCAGTTGTCCTGCTCTCCTCGGGTGACAGCTTCTACAATCCGCTCCGTGACCCAGACAAGCAGACCATCAAGGCTTATCTCCGACTGGGCTCCAAGGAGTGCGACACCGACAAGCGCCGCTTCGTCTGGGAGCTCCTTCGCAGCACAGGCTATTTCACGGCGGTGACAGCCGAGGACTTCGAGGTCGCCGTCTCAGCCGACACAGCGTCCGTCACCGTAGACCGCACGCTCATGGGCGAGGGCATCACCCTGCGCTGCCGTGCCCAGTACAGTGCAGAGGGCAAGCCTACGGCGGTCGAGCTCACAGACTCGTCGCCGTTCAGGGTGGTCAGCCTAGCCCGCCGCATCCCTTCCTTCGACTACGACTGGCAGGGCGTGCCCGACAACCTCGACCCCAAGACGGAGTCCATCCGTCCCGTCGCCACGGTCAGCGACAACGTGGGCGACATCGTTAACCCATCCCGTAACCTACAGTTCCGTTGGTACATGAGTCCCAACCTGAGCATCGAGATCCAAGACCAGGTGCTCGTGGCACATGGCGACTCCCCGGTCATCTCCACCGAGCGCATAGACTCCGTGAGAGGTGGCATCCTCGCACTCGATGCCCAGATACTTGACCCGCTATCTTTGGCGGCTGACGCTGACGGCACAGTCTTCGTCGATGGCGACGGCAACCCGTTCGTCTGGCATTAATTCAGATAGATAAATTCTAAAACATATAAGATTATGGAAAGATATGTAAAAGCTAACCCTAAGGTGGTCAAGCACCTTCACCTTGAGAATGACCGCACACAGCTCAAGGACGGCAATTTCCTGCTCTGGATGCAGGACTTGCTGCCTTTCGGTCCACTCACCAACTTCCCTCAGATCCTGTCCCGCATCGGAGCCATTGCGCTCACGGGGCAGGAGGCGCGCCTGGAGCAGGACGGCGAGACCAGCCAGCGTCTGCCGGTGGCCACCGAGGAGCGTTTTGTCATTAACCCAGAAGAGGAGGCATAACCATGAGCAGCGCTAGCAAGACAGTCAACATCAAGTTCATGGGCAAGAGCGGCACATACACCGCCATGATACAGTGCCCTAGCGGAGACCTTTACCAGGAGTATCAGCGCAATGGCGACCAGGTTATGGTCACGCCAGACTTCACCAAGACCAAGCCTGTGCTCAACTACGTCTGCACATCGTCACGTGTGGCGGAGGGTCTGACCACCCCGGTGAGCATGGACTACTACTTTGGCGAGACACAGATCACCTTCGACTCGTCGGGCAAGTCCAGCGGACTCTTCAAGGGGCTCTTCGAGATAGTCAACACCTCGGCGAGCCAGCTCTACAAGGGCTTGCGCATCGTCGGCAACCTGGCGGAGGCGGCAGGCTTCGCGCCCATCACCATCCAGATGGTCGGTCACATCGCACAGCGTGGCGGCGCGTCCGACAAGACCGATGACATCGGTGCGTTCTACGCCATCCCTATCGGCCCATACACCGGCACGGCATACCGAGTCACCATCAAGTCGCCAGATGGCAGCACCAAGGGCTTCACCCTCACCAGCGCCGAGGACAGCTGTCAGCTGGAGGCGCAGACCACACAGGGCAACGAGACGCTGACCAGCGGTCTCTATTACAAGTGGTTTGGTGCATCACCTTCAGATACCGGTTGGGAGCTCATAGCGGGAGCGTCATCCAAGACACTCACCGTCAAGGCAGCCGATGTCGATTGCACCCGAGAGTACAAGGTCGAGGTCTACAATGACAAGTCCATGGACTCCGATCACCTCCTTGGCTTCGACTTCCAGACGGTCATCGATGCCAGCGACCCATACGACATAGACCCATGCCCGAAGCCTGCAGACGAGACCATCGAGGAGGACGAGAGCGGCAATGACAGCGTCACCTATACTCCTAAGCTCGTGGTCAGAGGACAGACCAAGGCCATAGACACCAAGTTCCGCTTCACCCTCAAGTCTGCGGCGGGCGTTGTCCTCAACACAGAGGCGGCGCGCAAGCCTACCGTAGAGACCAACTCATTCAAGGTCACACGCCAAGACTGCTGCAACGGCGGCTACAGCGACGTGGCGCTCACCATCTCATCAGTCAAATAGCCTATGGCAGCCATAACTAGATTGATACATTTCCTTCGGCTCGGTGTCGGCATCTCCGACACCGATGTCGAGTATGCCGACTCAACGAGCTCCACCGAGGCACCGACCACAGGCTGGCAGACCACGGCACCGAAGTGGCAAAACGGCCACTTCATCTGGACTCGCACCCACATCACCTACACTGATGGTCAGGATAAGTACACCAACCCCGTCTGCCTCCCATCTGGCAGGGGCATCGCCAAGATAGTCGAACAGTACTATTCCTCCACCAGTGGCACATCGCTCACGGGCGGCAGTTGGTCCGAGGCGGCACCTGCTTGGGTCGACGGCAGATACATCTGGACTCGTTCCGTCATCTACTACACCGACGGCACCAGTCAGACCACCAACCCAGTCTGCGCCACAGGCGGCAGGGGACCGCAGGGCGACCCCGGTACCGACGGCAAGGATGGGGCCGATGGCACTTCGGTGACCATCAGAGGCTCGCTTTCTAATACTGGGCTGTTGCCGACGAGTGGGGCGGTCAAGGGAGATGGTTACATCATAGACGGCAACCTGTGGGTCTACACTGGCTACGATGGAGCTAACGATTCCACGCACATGTATGGCTTCGAGAACGTCGGCAAGATCCAGGGACCGCAGGGCGACCCTGGCAAGGACGGTACTGATGCCACCCAGTATTATTACCACGTGGCGTGGTGTAATACCCCGGACAACTCTGATAACTCCTTCGCCGTCGAGTGCAGTGATGGTGACGCTTACGCCTACATGGGCACATGCATCGACACCAGCAAGTCCGACCCCACCACCTTCTCCAGCTACACGTGGGTCAAGGTCAAGGGCGACCCTGGCGAGGCGGGCAAGGATGCCATCACCATCACCATGTCGCTCACCGCCATCTGTCACCACAAGAGTTCGACAGATTCCAAATATGCGACAGAGGTCAAGCTATATGAGGGTGACAAGCAGGTGCCATTCATCTTCTCATATGCAGACAGTTACGATGGTGTGTCTATTTCCAGTGTTAAAAAGGGTGACGGTCGCATCTTCTACCTGACCATCAAGGCTGGGGCTGTAGTCAACCAACAGGTGAGACTATACTTCAGCTACAATGACAAGACCTATCAGAGAGTGATACCTATCACTACAGCTGTCGATGGCGACCCTGGCGCCAAAGGAGAGGTGGGCGCAACCCTTCGTGGCCCGCAGTCCTGGAGTGACCTAGGAGATGGCTACACCTTCGAGTCGGGAGGCGAGGGCGATGAGTGGAAGGACGTGGTCATCTACGGCAGCACCTACTACAGCTGCATCAAAGACCACGTCAAGACAGCCGACAAATACCCCGGTAGCGACGAGGATAAAAACAATAAATACTGGAGAGCTGGCAGCCCCATGGAGATTATTGCTACCAAAATATTGCTATCGCAGTATGCGCTAGTCAAAAACTTGGGTGTCGAGGTCATTGAGATGAAGGATAAGGCTGGCAACCCTATCTTCGTCGCCAAGGATGGAGATGTCACCTGCATGGGTGGCAACTTTCAAAATGTCAACGTTTCCGGTAATTTTACATCAAGGGATGCTACTACATGGAATGAGGTGGAAATCAATGCCAAGCAGGGCGGTTTGACCATGCGAGGGCCTTCCAATGTTAGTGATGATGACCATAACCTCCCTTCTTCGCCAAATACTGAAGTGATAGACCTTTTCAAAATATACTTTGAGACGGACCCGGACTCATTAAGCAGGATAACTATCTTAAAATTACTGAGTGGGTTAAACAGCTGTCAATTGACATTTGATGCAGAGAGAGGCATAAGTATGACAGGGCGTCAAGATGACAACTTAAATATTATGCCTGAAGGCATCAGATACGAAGACTGGAAAGGTAATATATATTATAAATCTTGGAGTGATCTCCTAAAATAAAAAAATCATAAATTTATGAACGTAAAAAAATTCTCATCTAAAGATGCGGTTACCACCGTAAACAGTAACCAGAGCTTTCTCATGACCGACGAGAATGGCAATGTAGACCGCATTAAGTTAGAGGCGCTTAAGGCTGACCTCGCCATAGGTCAGCACGCATGGTGCGGTCGAGTGTGGAAGATTGACGATGCCACCCCAGTGGCAGCCATGACCTGTGGCTCCCTCGAGGTGCTCCGTGACCTCCCCGTAACCTTGGGCTTAGGCGCTTATCTGGTCAAGAATGACCACAGCCGCCGCAAGCTCGATGCCAAGGATCACTACAAGTACGCCACTGGCGAGCCAGCCAAGCTCGACGGTTCCGAGGGTCACTACCAGTTTGGCTGGGGTCGCAACTTCTACATGGTCATCAAGGAGGTGGCTGGTCTCCACTACGAGATGATCGGCGTGAAGCCTATCCCCGGCGAGTATAACCTGCAGATACCTATCGGCAGCATCTCAGCCGCTGGCTTCGCAGCCATCCAGCGCAGCACGGGTCGCCTCGTGAGCTGCATCAACACTGCGGCAGACTATCGTGGCGGCGATAACAACACCACCTACGATGGCAAGAACACCACTCTCCTCGGCAAGCCTGTCACCTCCATGACCACCGAGCAGTTCCGTGCCGCCGCCCGCAAAAACGGCCGTGGCTGGCTCTGCACCACCATGCGCCACACCGCCACCATCGCCATCCTCTTCGGTGTCATCTTCGGCACACACTACGACCAGGCGGCTGTTGTCGCAGCCAAGGATGCCAACGGTCTCTACCAGGGCGGTCTCGGCACAGGCGTGACCAATGTCGCTTGGGACAAGTGGGGCACCCTCAACGGCAACCGTCCGCTGATTCCGTTGTCTGCGGGTGTAGAGATGGGCGACAGCTGCGGCGAGGCTTCCTACACCATCAAAAACGATGACGGCACCACCTTCCAGACCGTCAAGATACCATGCTTCTTCGGTTACAAGCATGGCTTAGGCTACCTCTGGCGCATGATGGATGACGAGCAGTGTCAGGTCAACGCCGACAAGTCCATGACCCACCTCGTCGCCCCGTCCATTTACGGCGACTGGACCATTGGCTCCGCCACGGGCATGAAGGCCTACAGCCATTCGCCTGGCAAGGGCGAGGGCTACGTCACGCGCCTCGCCATGACTAACCTCGAGAACTTCCCTACCGTCCTCGGCGGCACCGAGTCCACCTTCTGGACCAGCTATTTCTGGAATAACTCCGACGCTACGAGCGGTTTTCGTCTGTGCTTGCGTGGTGGCTACGCCTTCCATGGTGGTCTATGCGGTCTTTCGACGCTCAGCGTGTACAGTGCTGTCTCGTTTGCCAACGTGAGCTGCGGTGCGGCCCTCTGCGAAGCAGCTTCCGAGTGGTCTGTGGAGCCAGTGTATTACGAGGCGGCCTAGAGAGGACAGGGGTGTGCTGAGTGTGCTGCGGTGTGCTGAGTGACCATGGTGGACTAGCGAAGCCATGGCAGCCCTGAGCACCCTGCGAGCGCAGCTCGCAAACCCTACCGCCCTTGGGCGGTCGATTTTTTTTGAAATTTTCGCTCTTTGACATGCTTTCATACCGATTTTTTTTGTTACCTTTGCAGGCGGTTTTTTAGCCAGGCTGTGATTCCTGCGCCGGTTTTCGTCTGTGCTTGCGTGGTGGCAACGCCAACAATGGTGGTCAATGCGGTCTTTCGACGCTCAACGTGAACAATGCTGTCTCGGATGCCAACGTGAACTACGGTGCGGCCCTCAACTTAACAAGATACTCTTGCAGGTTCGTTTGCTTATCTGCAGAGACATTCAGGAGTCAAGCCTTGCCCCATGGCAAAACATACACTTAAGCAGAATAGCTAGTAGATGATGGCACAGTGGCCATCCGGTCGAAAGTTAGGATCATCAAAAAAGCAGACATATAAGTTAACAGAGTTTTTAACACCGATTAGACACCGTGAAGAGGTTAGGCAACATATCGCAGGAGGTGGAAACTTTACAAAATTTTCGTGAAGCATTCTATGATTTTTCTCGTGGCAAGAGATCACGCCTCGCAGTGCAAGCGTTCGAGGCAGAGCTTGAGACTCATCTTCAAGCCCTGCTAGATGCCTATACCCTTCAGACATGGCACACGTCAGACTACGAGTCCAAGATGGTGGAGCGTCCCAAGCACCGCCTAGTCAACAAGTTGCCTGTCGCCGACCATGTCATCCAACATGCCGCCATGCATACTTGCGAGGACAGGCTGAGAGCCAAGATTGCTTTCTGCAGTCCTGCGGGTACCAAGGGGCGTGGCACACATTTCTTCTATGACATCGTCAAGCGAGACATTTTTTCCTCGCCACAGCAGGAGACTTTCTATTGCTTGCCCATGGATATACACCATTATTTCCAGACTGTTGACCACAGTTTGCTCAAGAGTGAGTACAGGCTGTATATCAAGGATCGCAAGTTGCTTGCCTTCATCGACGAGGTCGTCGACAGCTATGCCAACGGCATAGTGCTCGGAGTCAAGCTCACACAGCTTTTGGGACAGATTTTTCTGGCGAGGTTCGATTATCTCGCCATGCGTTGCTTTGACCTTCTCCAGGACCTAGACAAGCATGCTTATTGGCAGGCTCGCTACGTCAGCGACATGCTCGTCACTTGCCGCACAGAGCAGCAGGCTAGGGTGATTAATATGGGGGGTAAAATCGCTCAATGAGCGCTTCGACCGATATTGCCGAGAGGGGCTCAGACATTATTACAGATTCATGGACAATATCTTCATCATGCATGAGGATAAGGTCTTCTTACGCCTGATGGCGGAGCTTGCAGTCATGCACTTGGCTAGGGACTGGAAGCTCAGCATCAACAAGAGTTGGAATATTCATCGCCTTTGTGACGGCATAGACTTCTGTGGTCAGAAGATCTTTGCCGACCATGCCCTTTTGCGCCCACGCACCAAGCACGCACTCTGTGCGCAGGTGGCCAGGTTGCGCAAGAGAGGCTACAGCGACGAGCAGATCCGCACCAAGGCAGCCTCCAGGCTAGGCCTTGCCAAACACGCTAACACAAAAAACTTATTAAATAAAATCGGTATGAAAAAGTATGGCCAGATTGTGAAGGCCCGCAAGGGAGAGATTCCCTTCGAGGGCATGACCATGGCGCAGAAGAAGCATCCTAGCGACATCCTGTGCCACAATGTTGAGGACTACGACAAGTTCCTCATCCTCATAGAGGACTACAAGATTGACAAGTCGAGGGTCGACTTCAAGATGGAGCAGGTCGAGGAGGTTGACGACCAGGGCGTGAAGCGCATGGTCACCAAGAAGGTGCCCAAGGACCGCCTCGCCATCCGCTTCCGCTTCATCGACCATGTCGAGCACACGGGGCAGTTCGACGAGCAGGGCGAGGAGATAGAGATTCCTCACTGGAGGTCCGAGTCCTGGTGGCTCTTCACTGGCTCTGACATCTTGGTCGACCAGGCACGTTCAGAGTGGGCGATGCTAGACAAGGGGTTCTACACCGTTGCGGCGGAGCTCACCAATAAGTTTGGCAAAAAGTTTTATAAGTTTATCTAGATGCATAAGAAATTTTATCTTTGCCGCATGTCATACATGAGATATGACAGCCAGCATTTTCTCCTGTTCCTGAGTGAGCAGAGAGTTGAAAACTATCACCCAGACACCAGCATGTCGGAGTCTGACGGCGATGGACATACAGTGACAGCCTATAGCTACGAGGGCACGGAGATTGACGGTTCCACCAAGATTGAGGCGGAGTCCGCCAGCTATCGGGAGTTCGTGGCGGGCTTGGTGCGCACCAAGTACAGCCAGAGCGACGTGGAGGCCATCCTGTGCAACCATGGCGACGGCGACGAGGAGCACGAGGCAGAGTACCAGGCATTCCAGGAGTGGCGAGAGCAGGCCAAGCAGATAGCCAAGGAGCTGCTCGAGCGAGACATCTCATAGAGACAGCCAGATACGGCAGGTGAGCCTAGACCTTACCTGCCGTATTTTTATATACCTTATATTATATATACCTTTGTCGTGTAAATCACAAAGATATATATAGACAGATATGCAGAGGAACACCAAGGATTGGATACACTACAGCTCTGCTGGCATCGTTCTGATTGCCGGCATCGTGCTCGTGTACATCAGCTATTTTTTGTCCCACGACGTGACGTCAAACGTCTTGTGGTACTTCGGGCAGAGTCTCATGTACGTGGCGACCGTCTTTGGTTTCGCGTTGACAGTCGATACCCGGGTCAAGGACATTATCAATAAATATTTAAATAACAATCATGGCAAAACGCAAGATTAAATTCATCTTCATCCACTGCACGGCAAGCCGACAGACATGGTCAGTCGATGCCTTGCTTAAGGAGTTCACCAACAAGGGCTGGCATTACCCTGGCTACCACTGGGTAGTAACATCTGACGGCCGTCGCACGCAGCTCATGACAGAGGACCTTCCATCCAATGGGGTCAAGGGCTACAATGCCTACGCCATCAACGTCGCTTACATGGGCGGCATCTCACGCACAGGCAAACCTATCGACAATCGCACAGACGCACAGAAGCAGTCGCTCCGCGAGCTGCTCCAGGAGCTTCGCCAGCGTTATCCTGATGCCAAGATCATGGGGCACCGTGACATATCCCCTGACAAGAACCACAATGGAGTGGTTGATCCATGGGAGCGCATCAAGGAGTGCCCATGCTTCGATGCCATCCCTGAGTACGCAGACATCTAGCCCCTGATTCCATGAGTAAGTTTCTTAAGACATTTGCCGTGGTCATATCGGTGATACTGGCCATCATGGCATGCTGTTGGCTCTTCGACCGCCGCCAGAGGCAGACGGAGCAGGAGCTTAGACAGCAGCTCAACCAGCTGAAGCTGGAGTTCGCCCCAGCCAAGCGAGACACCATCCGTGACTCCCTCACCACCATCACGCAGCAGGTGCTGCAGATGCAGGATAGGGAGTACAGGTTAAAGGCTGCCGACAGGGAGCTGCTCCGTGACCTCAACCTCAGGCTGAACCAGGTCACGGCAGAGCAGCGCACGGGCACGGTCGCCGCAGACACCGTCAAGGCTTCCCGCCATAGCTCGCTTTACACCTATAGCGACCCATGGCTCTCCTTCAGGCTAAACACCGAGGACTCCATCTTGACATACAGGGCTAGGGACAGCCTCCAGACCATCGTCTACAGGCAGTACCGCCATAAGTTCCTCTGGTGGCGATGGGGCACCAGAGGTTATGACATCAAGGTCATCAACTTCAATCCCCATTCACGCATTTCATATAACAGTTATATACAAGTCAACCAATAAACATGGCAAGACAAGAGGTATATACCACCGTCATCAAACTCAACTCAGAGGAGGCCAAGAACAGACTCCGTGAGTTGGAGGACAAGGTCGCTCGTCTGAAGAAGGCTAAACAGGAAGCCTTCTCGACGGGCGACAGTCGTTTAGGCGCATCCCTCGCCAAGGACCTGAAGGCAGCCGAGCGGGAGATGAGGCAATTCAAAAACTCAACCATGAGCGTCAAGGAGACGCTCGACAACCTGTCCAGTGCCAGCCTCGGGCAGCTTGAGAAGGCGGCGCGCCATCTCAAGGGGCAGATGAAGGCAGCGTCCGACCCTTCGGACTATGCCAAGCTCGATGCGCAGCTCTCGCAGGTCAAGGAGCAGATGTTGGCGCTTAAGGGAGCGACACGCAAGGCAGACGAGGAGGCGCACCGCATGACAGCCACCCTCATGAACCTCAAGCACGCATCCCTTGACGACCTCAACTTCACCGCTGGCAAGTTGAAGTCCCAGATGAATGGCTTCGACCCCACATCATCGATGTATGCCTCCCGCGCCACCCAGCTTAGGCAGGTCGAGGCGGAGCTGGAACGCATCCGCCAGAGCCAGCAGAGGGTGGTCACCCTCATGCAGCAGTATGACAGAGAGATAGAGAGCGCCAACGTGGACATCAAGGAGACCAAGCGTCAGACACAGCTCATCCATCACACCATGGCTAACCTCAAAACCTCGTCCGTCAGAGACTTGGAGTACTCCATCAAGGCTATCAATCAGCAGATGAGTGGGCTAGACAGAGGTTCCAAGGAGTTCAAAACCATGAGTGAGCAGGCACGTCGGCTTAAGACGGAGTTACAAGCGGTAAGAGCGGAGGGTGCGGCACAACAGTCCTGGATAAATAGGACTGCAGATTGGTTCAATCGCATGCAGACCATAGCACTGGGAGCCGTCGCAGCCATCACTGGCATAACCATGACCGTGCATAAGTGCATTGACGAGTATGCGCAGATGGACGATGAGATGACCAACGTCCGCAAATACACAGGTCAGACAGCAGACGAGGTGGAGCGGATGAACGAGGACTTCAAGAAGATGGATACTCGTACCCCTCGGCAGAAACTCAACCAGTTGGCAGAGGATGCTGGCCGATTAGGCATCACATCGACTGCTGCCATCGAGGAGTTCGTTGATGGAGCCGATAAGATTAACGTCGCCCTGGGCGATGACTTGGGCGACGAGGCTGTTTCCCAGATAGGCAAGCTTGCCCAAATGTTCGGAGAGGACAAGAGCAAGGGGCTTCGCGGAGCCATGCTTGCCACAGGTTCTGCGGTCAACGAGTTGGCACAGAGTTCCTCAGCTGGTGCAGGATATCTCGTTGACTTCACAGCCCGAGTGGCAGGAGTGGGCAAGCAGGCTGGCATGACACAGGCGCAGATCATGGGTCTCGCCTCCGTTCTCGACCAGAATATGCAGCAGGACGAGACCGCAGCCACTGCCGTACAGCAATTGATAACCAAGATGTTCCAGGATACATCTAAGTTCGCACAGTTGGCAGGCATCGACACAAAGAAGTTTGCAGAGACATTAAAGACAGATGCCAACAAGGCACTCCTTCAGTTCCTCTCTGCGATGAAATCCAAGGGTGGGTTCTCTGAGCTGGCTCCTATGTTTGAGCAGATGCAGCTCAACGGTAGCCGAGCCACAGGTGTGCTCACAGTGCTTGCCGACAAACTTGATGACGTGCAAACGGCACAGCGCATAGCCACAGAGGCTTACGCCGAGGGCACATCTGTGCTTAACGAGTTCAATACCCAAAACGAGAGCGTACAGGCGCAGATAGATAAGGCTCGCAAGCGCTTCAGCGACCTCTCCATCGAGCTTGGACAGAAATTATATCCTGCGGCCAGGTTGTGCATCTCGACAGCCAGTCTTTCTGTGCGCATCATATCTTCGCTTGTTGATTTCATTATTCAGTACAAGACAACCCTTTTGACCTTGACGGTCACCATTGTGGCGTTGACAGTCGCAGAGACGGCGCACATAGCCAAACTCAAAGCCATCTCCATTTGGCAGAAGACCCTCGTTCCCGGAGCTAAGAAACTTTGGGCTGTTCTAGCCAGCCATCCATATTTAGCTCTGGGTGCTGCCATAGCAACAGTTGTTGCGCTGATAGTTGATATGACCAAAAAGACTGATAGCGCAGCAAAGGCTCAAAAAGAACTTAACGACATTCATGAGGAGGCGCAGAGGGAGATTGTTGAGGAGCAGATGAAGCTGGAGACACTGCGCAAGGTAGCCATGAATGAGACTCGTTCGCTCAATGAGCGATATGCAGCCATCGCCGAACTCAACAAGATTGTCCCCAACTACAATGCGCAAATTGACAAAACTACAGGCAAGTATCAGGAAAACAAACAAGCCCTCGATGCGTATATTCTGTCACTTGTCAAACTTTACGAGGTTCAGGGTGCCAAGAAGAAAATTATAGAGTTGTCAGAGAAGAGAGCAGGTTTGGTCATCAAACAGCATGAGGCTCAGGACAGCTACGATAGTGCTAAAAAGGCAGGTCCTGGATATACCTATACAACATCATGGGGTGCCGTAGGCAATACTACGCAAGACGCTGTTGGCCATTTCAAAGCTAAGCTTGACGAGATCAATGGACAGATAAAAGAGGTGGACAATATCATCAAGACCATTAATGATGTCTATGGCACAGATATACAAAACCAGGCTGTTAATGATCTGAAGCATGTAAATGGCAATGGTACCGGAAGCGGTTCTGGATCTGGCGGTGGAAGACCGGGCAAAACTGGTAGTGGCAAAAACGATGACCCTAACAAGGCGAGAGCAGAGCAGCTCAAAAAGGAGTATGACCAACTGATGCTCATGGAGAACCTTGCCTATCAGAAGGGAGAGATAGACCTGCGCACGCACTATCTTAACATGCAGAAGATAGACCAGGGCTACATCAACAAGCGCAAAAACTCGTTTGCTCAAGACACTGACTATTATAAGGAGGCACTCAATGACCAGATGCAGTTGGATGCTGACAAAATCAAGCACTCACAGGAGTTAAACGAGAAGGACATTGAGGTGCAGCGTACTATAACTGAAGCTAAACTCAAGGCGATGTATTACGATCCTCAGTCCGACATCTATATGAGTCAAGAGGCTCTTAACGAAGCATTGTATATGAATGAGTTGAGCGCTTTGGAGGACAGACTGGCACTGTACCAGCAGGGTAGTGACGAGTATCTTGACATCTCTCGGGAGATTGAAGAGAAAGAGGGTCAACATAAGCAGGAGAAAGCCAAGGAGTATGAGGAGCGCAAGGCTGAGATCGTTAACACTTACCATCAGATGAACGCTGACGAGATGGAAGCTGCAGAGTTGAAGGAGCTTAACGACCTGTATGAAAAGAAAGTTTTCACTACAGAGGAATACGAGGCACTTCTGGCAAAGATTAGAGCCAAATATTACACACAGCGACAGGACGAGAAGAGCAGTCGTAGGTTTGACAATGGATTTGACGATAAGACCAAGGATATATTCGAGAAAGGCAACGTCGAAGATAAAGTGACTGGCAACCAAAACAGCCTCTTGGGTGCTACATTCGGCTATATATCCATGTTCTCTCAGTTGAAACAGGCGAGAGATAAAGACCTGATAAGCCAGCAGGAGTATCAGGATGCCATGTCTTCTATGTGGGACGACCTTTGGAAGCACTTGCCAGAGATTGCGACTGCGGCATTGCAGACTGTGAGCAATGGGCTTGCCGCATACAGCGCATACTCCAAGGCTTGCTCAGATTTAGAGGTGGCTACCATCACTAAAAACTATGACAAGCAGATCTCTGCAGCTGGCAATAACTCCAAGAAAAAGAAAAAGCTGGAGGAGAAGCGAGATAAGGAAATTGCTGCAGCCAAGTCTAAGGCTAACAAGAAGGCGATGAAGATAGAAATAGCACAGGCTCTGGCATCCACAGCCATGGCGGCCATTAATGCATACGCTTCTGCAGCCAAAACTTATTGGCTGTTGGGCCCTATAGCTGCTGCCGCCGCCACCGCTGCCGGCATGCTCCAGATTGCCACCATCAAGAAGCAGCACCAGGCAGAGGCGGCTGGATACTACGAGGGTGGTTACACGGGCGGCAACCGCTACCGCCGTGAGGCTGGAGTTGTCCACGAGGGAGAGTTCGTCGCCAACCACAATGCCGTCAACAACTCCTCCATCCGTCCAGCCCTCGACCTCATCGACAGGGCGCAGCGCACCAACACCGTTGGATCGCTGACCGCCGAGGACATCACACGCTCCCTCGGTCAGGGAGGCGGCGCCGTGGTGGCACCTATTGTCAATGTCACCAATGACAATGCAGAGGTGCGCCAGTCCCTCGATGGGGTCAATGCCGCAGTCAGCCGCCTGAGCCAGACGCTTGACGACGGCATAGAGGTCGAGGTTCCCATCACGGGGCGCAACGGCCTGCACCGCCGCCTACGAGATTATCAGCGTATGTTAGACAACAAATAACTATCTT